ACCGTATCAAACGATTCCTTATCAGGGGGTGTATTGCTTATTCACACTATTAGGAAACATTATATCGATATCAAAGAAGATATATCCAATCAAGAGAAGAACGGACCCGTTACAATCATACCACCGCCTGAAGGATATATCCCCCCTAAACTACCAAAGAAGAAGTATCATAAACTGGAGGATTATCAGATATACTAATGGTACGTAAACTTACCCTTAAACAACATAGATTCGTCTTAGCCCTTTATGAAGGTATGACTCAACGTCAAGCTTGGATACGAGCCGGGTATTCTAGCAATTACCCGGATATTAATATAGATGTAAATGCTTGTAAGTTGGCTAACACTACTAGAATAAAACAAAGGTATAATGAACTGATTGAACTCGGGATGACCTCTCCTGCTATCGCTACTGTTCAAGAACGCAAGTCAATCCTCACAGATATAGCTCGCAATGGAGACCCGAAGCATCAAATACCAGCAATCAGTGAGCACAACAAGATGGACCAGGTATATAGTACCAGCCCTATCGGCAATACAGACGTTAAGCTAGTGATAGTCGTAGATGGCAATGCCGGCAGGGTAATTGATGTATCAAACCATGAAATCATACCAGTGATAGCGATAGAAGCCCCTGACGTTGATTGTAGTGCGTCTGGTGGGGAATTGATAGGGGAGGAATGAAGGGAACGTGGTCCTTAAAGCAGCTCGGTTTATCATCGGTATAGTGGTGTTCGCGGTGGCAATGGGGGTGTACTCTTGCGTTACATCATATATAATTGGAGGGTGAATGGATAAGTTCAAAGAGATACCCTGCCTGATAGTGATAGTGTGTATGATAGCGATGGCCCACCTGATGGAAAACGTATGATAATCAACTTTGACAGAGAATGTGATACACCGGGTGAGGGACGCACGAGTGAGAATATAATCAATGAATTGATGCAGTTAGCAACGACGTGCACACAAAACTACCTGTCTGTTAGGAGCTTGGTTGACATGGGGTATATCACCCCTTGGGGGGTAACACCCAAGAGCACTCGCGCCAAGGTGATACCAGTTATCCCCACGGTAGAGAGTTCGGTTAGGGGTCGTGAGTAAATGTGTAGCATAATAGATAATAACCCCCACTACCCCCCCCAGGCACCCCGAACAAGAACAACAACATAGACAAGCACATACCCCAGAAAGTTTTTAGCAACAATAAGTAACATAAGGAGATTACGAAAGTGGCATTTTTCAGTGCTGGGGAATTTTATGACCCCAGGCCCATAGAAGTCATAGAGGCCGAGCGGTTCAAGCATGACATAGAGCAGCGTAAGAAGCACATACGGTTAGCGGAGATGAGGGATTTAAGAGCGGAGAGGGCGGCTTTCTTAAAGTCAAGGGATGAAAAGCGGGGGTGGTCTGTTCCCCGGTGTGGGGAGTGTAACGAGGAGTATTTTGCAACATATTCAGATAGTGGGGAAATAGAGATAGGTTGTGCATGTCACCCCTACACACCAGAGTTAGTTCCACACAAAATGGAACGTTTACCCAATTACATAGAGGCAAGGAACAAGTCTATTTATGTGGAATTAGACCGCTTATGTGATGAGTCGCTTGAGAACCCAGAAGTTTTTACAGTAAATAGGGAGCTTAACATAAAATGAAAGAGAAAGAATACAGGTTATGCACAAAGCACATAGGGTTATTAGAGGGGGTGCTTCATTTACCCAGGGGTGCTCAGGGTCTAACCATAGTTGAGTGTAGGGGGGGGTACGTAGCGACGTGGTTAGAGGAAGTCAAAAAGTAGCCAAGTTCCGGAAAGTTTTCTACACAAATCAATACCTAAAGGAATGGTAAGGAGGGTCATATATTTAAGTGAGGGTAAATGAATTTAAGTAAGAAGGAGGAAAACATCATGGAATGGATAAGAGACTTACCTGATTTTGGAAGGACTATAGTAACGATAGTCAAGCACGAAGGCGAAGTGCAGTTCATCGAGGAAGAGCTTAAAGTAAAGAAGTTCAAACCCTGACCGATGACGGAGGATGAATGAAAAGCAAGGAATTAGAAAGCCAATTATTCGATATCTCATTACGCCACCACCTTCTGCAAAAGCGAATTGCCGTATTGGAGGAACTCATGGGGGGGCGCTGTGTCATAACGGACGAAAAGCTATTTGTTCGGTTTAATCCCGATGATAAAGATATGGTAGAGGTAAAGCCCTGACCGAAAACGGAGGATGAATGAAGTACAAGTATAACATTGGTGATACTGTAAACTACGATGATATGGAGGTTGTATATGAGGCTTGTGGTTCCTGCGGGCATGAGGGGTCTCATACCATTACCACAAACTTATCTGGTGTAATAACTCATAGGGAAAAGATAATGACACTTGAGGACGAGTTCAAGTCCAGGACAAAAACTGAGATACTCCCCAGTGGCATAACGCTCCGCACACTGTTTTTGGGCAAGCCAGAGAAATCAAACTGGTATGAAATAAACGGAACTCATGTTCACGAAGATGATATAATAAACCTGACCAAAAACGGAGGATAGATGGAAAAGGTTTACATTGTTACATCCGGATGTTACAGCGACTACCAAATCAATGCGGTTTATAGTAAGGAAGGGGACGCCGAGGAATATTGCAGACGAGGCGGGGAGGATTACGGAGTTGAGACTTATATTCTTGATGAACCCATCCCTGATTCTTATATCTCGGTACGTATGGATATTAAGGGGCGGATGATAGACACCTCATCCTCTGTCGGGGGCAGTCCAGGGTTAATAAGCTTTATTAACGGAATACGCACAGCGGAGTATATGAGGTGGATGGTTAGAACTGATGATATTCAAAGGGCAGTAAAGGTTGTAAACGAAAAGCGCACACAAATACTAGCCCTTAACATTTGGGGAGATGAGGAAAAGATTAGGGAACTAATTAAATAGCATATATTACTAACTTAATTTAACGGCCAACCGACAACGGAGGCGTAGACGAAAGTCGCGCCTCCTATTTTTTTATTGGAGATTTATGGATATACCAGTACGCTTGAGAAACTCAAGCAACCATCTACCGCAGAACAGGTTTATTTTCTCAGACTATAAACGTATTATCATCCGTGCGGGCCGGCGAGGTGGAAAGACGGTAGGGATAGCGCAGCGTCATATCAGGCGCTTCCTTCAGGGGAGAAGGCAACTATACACTGCCCCTACCGGAGAGCAGACGGACTCCTTCTGGTTTGAGGTAAAGAGGGCTTTATTACCTGCGGTAGAGGCTGGTTTCTTTAAGCTCAATGAGCAGGAACGATATATAGAAGTACCTGGCACTAAGCAGCGCATCAAGGCAAGGACGGCCTGGAACGCTGATACACTACGTGGTGACTATGCTGATGATATAACCTTTGACGAGTGGCAGTTAACCTCCGAGGACGCATGGGAGGAGGTTGGGGAACCCATGTTGTTAGATACTAACGGCGATGCTGTTTTTATCTACACCCCGCCCAGTCTTAAATCATCGGGTATCAACCGAGCTAGAGACCCACGGCACGCCTCCAAAATGTTCAAGTCGGCACAGAATGATACGACTGGATTATGGGAAGCCATACATTTCACTTCCCATGACAATCCATTCCTTCCGTTAGAGTCTTTGGATTTATTAGCCTCTACGATGTCAAGGGATGTTTACCTAAAAGAGATAATGGCTCAAGACGATGATGAGGAGGCGTCTCTTTTAGTTTACGGTTGTTTCAATGAGGATATCTGTAAGATACCCAGATTCGCCATACCGGAAAGTTGGCCGGTTTATTCGGGACATGATTTTGGTTCGGCAAATCCCGCCGCTTTGTTTATAGCACAAGACCCCGGGAGTGGTTTTTACTACGCTTTCCGGGAATACGTACCGACAACGGGGAAGTCCACTTACCAGAATATACAGTCATTTAGAAGGGCTATTATCTTACTTGGGGAAGAAGGCAAAGAAGAACCCAAGACTTATAACGTAAGGGGGCGAACCGGCGGTTCCCATATGGAAGATGAGATAAGGCAGGGTTATTCCGCACAGGGGTGGCCCATTGTAGAACCGTTCATTACGAGAGTATTAACGCAAGTCGATAGAGTGAAGCAAATAATGGAGAAAAACCAGTTATTTGTCTTTGATGATATGCACAGACTACTTGACCAGATAAACAGTTGCCTTTGGAAACTTGACGACTTAGGGTTGAAAACTAACGAGATAAAAGATGAAAAGAAGTTCCATATACTAGCCTGTTTAAGGTATGTCTGTTCTCTGTTTAAACCAATACAAGACAGGGTTAATAAGCCTGACATTATAAAATGCGGAGTACCTGGGAGTTAATATGATATTTATTGTAAATGCAGGTGGTGGTGGTTCCGGCGATGTAACCGCTGCTGCCAACATAGGGGCTAATGCTGTCGTTATTGGGTACGATGGGGCGAAGGGTGTCCGGGCATATTAGTGTTGATTGCACGGTGGGTAATGGTGGGCAAACTTTCGCGAATGTCCGAGATGCTTCTACCGGTGGTTTCTTAACACTGAGGAAAAAATCGGCTGCTGCCGCCAATGATGATTATATTTATACTATTAGTTTCCAGGGTAGCAATGCGTCAGGGGCAACCTCCTATGAAAATTACGGGAGGATAGCGTGTCGCCTAAAGGACAACACTGGCGGCTCGGAAGAGGCGGAGGTACAAATCCACGCTTTAACTGCTGGCGCGTTAGCGCAGATACTTAATATAGATGGTGGTGGTTTACATATCTTACTCCAAAAGGAACTCCGTTTCCATGAAGGTGTTAATTATGTAGGCTTTAAAGCCCCTGCTTTAACTGGTGACCAGATTTGGGTACTTCCCGATGCTGATGGTAACGCCGATGAGTTCATAAAGACTGACGGTAGTGGAACCCTATCCTTTGCTGCCCCTGCTGGTGGCGGCGATATGCTAATCGCCACTTATGACCCCACTGCTGTATCCGGTGACGCTTTTGATGCGGATAACCACGCCGTAAAGATAAAGGCAGGGGCAACCTATACTAACACTCAAGACTTTATGAACTTCTTCGGAGACAGGACTCACTTATCAGGCTGTGTTATCAGTGAGACTTCCCCTGCCGATGGTACGATAGCCGTATCTGCCGGCACGGCATGGTGCAGGGAAACCGATTCAGACACAGCAGAGGGGGTGTTCTTTGACTTCGCCGGCGCTTCTGCTATCGCCCTAACTGACCTTA